TTTAATTAATTTAAATGCTCTATTACCTTTATAATTACAATCCCAACATTGAAATTTTTGATATAATAAATTAAACGTAAGTTTTTTCTTATGGTGGTTACAAGATGGACAATTAAACACAGCTTCATCTCCCCCACGGGCAGATTTACTTCTACCTAAAATTGATTCTAATAGCTGTTTTAGTAAATCTTCTTTCATTTAAAGTCTCTATCGTAAAACTTACCTAATATATTATCATTAAGGTATTTTTTATCTTCTAAAACCTCTAATATAAATTGGTATTTACATTCTAAGTATGTAAGTTCTTTTTTATTATAAGCCACTTGTAAAATTTTTCTTTCTAAATCATCATCATTTGCATCTTTAATAAATGCATGTGATCCATAGTAAGTTTTCCAATCGCTTTCTTTTAACACTCTTTTATATACTGGTGGGCGACCTTTACCTTCCCATAAGGCTTTTTCTTTTTTACCTAATTTTTTCTTTAAATTGTAAATTAAAGATTTTTTACCAATATATCTTTTACCTGTTGGGATATGAGTTGTTTGATAAATGAAACCAAATGCACCTTCTGGAAGGTCATTAATTTCTTGTATGATTTTATTTTGATAGTTCCATTGCATTTAAGCAATGTATAAAAAAAATTTTAGGTATCCCAGCGAAGTACGAAAGTTGTGTCAGTTTCATTAGAAGTTCTAACTGGTTGACCAAGTTTACCAACTACTAATAATTCGTTTTCTTCATTATATAAACCAATTGTTGTAACATAAGGTTTAAATAATGAACCTGTTGCAAAATCAGCTAATTCATGTGAATCTTGGGTTCTAATTTTTCTTGCTGAAATATTTAATGTATCATTAAATTCATATTCATCTACTGTACATTGATATTCATTTTCATAAATTAAATGTGAACCTTGAAATTGAATTTTATTTTCTGTTGGTTTAAATACGTTACTTAAATTAAGCCTTGCAAGAGCTCTATTATCAAATCCTCCTGCAGTGGGTCCTGTACCTGCAATTGCAATATACACATATCTTCCATTTTTAGAAAATTTTAAAGCTTGAAGAGCAACTCTATCATCGTATTCTATAGTACCTGGAGCATTGTCATTACGTAAATCCATTTGTTCTAATATTCCTTCTGATTTTGCTAAGGCTTTTGATTTTTTATACTTGGCTGATGTTATATCAAATGGAACCTTTAGTTTATATTCCCATATTCTAGGACCTTGTAGTAAAAGAGCTGGATCTGTTACTGCTATTCCAGGAAGCCAACCATTATTAGGGTCTCCAAAAGTTCCCCATCCTCCTTGTTTAAAACGAAATCCAAATGGTTGAGATATACTAGTCATTCTACTTGATAGATACATTCTAGTTCCTTTTTTATTAAAAGCTATACTTTTAACTTGTAGAGGAGATCCTTCAGGAGAAGGTAAATCCAATAAATCTAACTTTTTTCCTGAATGGTTATATTTTTGTGGAATTGCATTAGCTAAAGTACTGTCTGTTGTAGTACCTGTTTCACCATTAAGTTCAAATAAACCTGTTGTTTGAATGGTAGATATGTCAAAAGCTGTTGTTAAATTGTGTTCTATTATATTATAAGATGATTTAATACCATCATTTATAGCACCAGGATATCTAGTAGGACCAAATTCATTATTATGAAAATTACCAGCATCCCATCTTACTCTATCTACTTCATGTACTGTAAAAAATTTTGTGCCATCTGTTGAAAACGTAAAAGCTTGTGGTGCTATTCCTCCCCATCGTTTATAATTTTGACCAGAATATGCACTATCATCATACTTTGCATTGTATTTAATGTATGTTGTGTCATATACTTTGGATTCTTCTAATAATAAAGAACTAGTTCCTGCAGGGTTGGCTTTATTAACTTTCGATCCACTAGATATATCAAAAAATTTATCTATAGGTATTTGAACTATTCCACCACGAACATGGTATTGTGGTTTTTGATATTGACTATAAGCACCATTAGCTGCATCTAATTCGGCCATAGTAGGATGTCCTGATGATGATAAATTACTGAAGCCTGTTCCTACAAAATATAAAGATGTTCCTGAAGGGTGAAATTTTATGTCTTTAGGGTTCATCCATAAGTAAGGAAGAGAAGAAGATATAACAGCGTATGTTTTTTCTGCGGCAGTAGCATTATCTATAGATGAAGTAGCTGAGTATAAATCAAAAGGTGTACTCATATTAAATTGATAAAGATGAGTAGGGAATTTATGTTTTTGATTAGGACTAGGTGCTCCTCCTGCATTTTGGTTAGCAACATAATATTTTGTTCCATCTGGTTTGATGTCAAGTCCATTTTGAAAAGTTAGTGGAAGTGTTGGGTCAACTGCAGTGTAGGTATAATTTTGCATTCTCTGATCAATAGTATCAGATCCATTAAAATCAAAAGGTTTTATGTTTAAAGAAGGTACATCTATATTTTGTATTGTTGGTTTTGTAAGTACTACGAAACCATTTTGATAGAATATATTTCCTACATAGGGAGAAGCATCTATACTTTCTGATATATTTTTTATAGAAGCTGTATTAAAATTATTATTATATATATTTATGCAACTTAAAGATCCATTAAAAAATCCTACATCTTTTAATGTATTATTGCCATCTTTTTTACTTAAAATACCTTTTGAACCTATATATAAATTAGCTAAATTTCTTGTTTCTTCTAAACTACTATCAGATGCGTCTACAATCTTATTTCCATCTAAATATATTTCCATCATAGATGATGATTTTTGGCATAAAATGTGGTGATGTTCAGGACGGCCAGAAGAACCTGTTAAGCTACTACTTATAGTTATTGTATTTTTTCCGTCTGATCTTGCAAAATATAAAGATTGACTTTGCATGTAAATTTCAAATGGAAATTGAGGTTGAGATAATGTGTCTAAAGGTTGAGAAGAACCCGATTTTGCAGTGTTTTTAATTGTTTGGGTTCCTGGATTTAAATCACTTGGAGATACTGTTTGTGTTCCACTTTTACATATAATATATCGTTTTGCTTCATCATATGAATAATTTTGTGTTCCTTTAGCTACTTTTCTTACAGGTAAAAAAGTTGTTACAGTTGGACCCCCACCTGTAAGAAAAGTATTAGGTAATGTTTTAGATGCTTGTCCCCCAGTAACTGAACCCGAAATATAATCGACAAAGAAATCTATATCGCTTGGATGTTCTGTAGATGTTAATAATCTACCTTCAACTTGATCTAAACCATGAGAATTATCTATATTTGTAAATAAAGGATTAGTTGTTAAATCAGGATTAAATATTTTTAAATTAGTGTCAGCTGAATGGATTTCTGTTATTGTAGGAATATACCAATCAGTGTATCCATTATTGCTAAAATTACTCATAAAATTACCTAAATGTCCAGGGGCATTTGAGTCTGCATTTGCCATGTTTAGGGTTTGTTGCCGACCGTCTCCTATCTTAGGTGTATTATTAAGTCCTGTTGTTACATTACCTACTCCTGCGTTTTGATTTGCTCCTAAAACCCCCCAAGCATATTGTATATTTTGAGCGTTAGAATATCTTCCTACAGCATTTGTTGATATTATATAAATAAAATCTTCGTCTACATTATATATTATTCCTCCCCCAAATGGTTGTCCAATACTTGATGATTGGTTTAATATTGTATCTCCTACTGGTGAGGGTTCTATATAAAAAGATATTGAAAAGTCTTCGTCATTAAAATTATACTTATCATTATGAGGTGCTTTTATATGTGAACCTATAGAACTATCAAAATTCACAGATGAAAAAACATTATCACCTGAACCTAAGAGTTCATTTTCACTAAAATTAACTTTATTATATTTAAAATTATTAAAATAATAGCTATCATCTGTTTCTGATAAATTAATAGGAGTAGTATAATTAGGTGTTGTGTTTGGATTTGCTACTCCTCTTCTCCAAAATCTTTTAGTTATACCTGCTTCTTTATCTTGTGGGTCTATTAATTTAACTGCATATCCTGGGATAGTATTTAAATCATAAGCTTTAAAAGCTTTAGTTGGTTCTAATTTAAATACATTTTTTCTAACATCTGTAGGGTAGTGGTTTAAGTTAGTACCACTAATAATAAGGTTACCATGTGTGTCATCTATTATTTCGTAATTACTTGAAGAAAGATAAAAGTCTCCTGGTTTTATTTCATGACCATATAATCCTGAGGGGATAGATAATATTTGAGCTTTTGAATATAATTTTCTTTGTTGTTTTAAATAATTATTATATCCAAATCTATTAGAAATATCCCTTTTAAAATTTTTATAAAAAAGATGATCTATTTGGTTATATTTAACAACATTTTTAGTATCACCTCCATAAATAGAACTTGCACTAGTATAAAGAGAAATAGATTCTGAAGTCCAACTAACATTATGCCATGTTATTTTGTTGTCTACAGCTGATTGAGATTCAAACTTATACTGTTTGTGAGCATTAAATGGTGTTACTGAATAATCTTGAGCTGTAAACTTTTTGTATACTTCTGACATTTAGGGACATTTTAGTAGTCTAATTTTACTCTAATAAGTGCTTCTTTTGTGAAATCTTTAACAACTGGTTG